CAGCTGATGCGGTTATTGAATTCCGCATCGACCCGAACGCGTCGGCCGCTTTCCGTGCTGACTTTTACGCTCGTCTTAAGGACCTCGTCGCCACTGCCGCTGTTAAGGCAATGGTAGAGAACCTTCAGAATATGCCTGGTACCTAACGATGGACACTCAGTCCATTGAGCTTGTCATCTTTGCCATCGCAATTGTTGCGGTGGTGGGGATGACTCGATTCGGCGGAAAGAAATAGTACGCCGAATGTAACCAGTCACACGAGTCGTTACCCGACTACCTACCAAAGGAGATAGTTTTATGGGCAAGTTTTCTGCCCCGGGTGTCAGCACCTGTAATGCACTGAAGTCGTCCCTAGCCGAAGCTATCGGTATCCACACCTCTGGTGTCGATCCGGTTGCTTTATCCGTGGCCCGCGAGTTTGCTTTCTCGTCGGATACCCCGGGTGAGTTTGCTTACTGGTATCTAGTTAATCAGATGTTCAGTAAGTTCAACCCTGGCGATGCGTCTTCCGCTCAATTGAGGCGGGATGCCGCATTCTCTTCATTTAAAACTAGTGAAGAGACGTGTGCGTTGTCTAACACACGATTAGTGGACGTATGGTCCCGGCCACACCTTGATGAAAAGGTGTGGCTCAGGGCTCGCCGACTCACGTCGGTGATCTTGGGTCGCTTCTCTTGGGAATCTTTCCCTAGAGCATGCGGCTTCGGACCAGGTGCTTCGAGTGGCCTGCGTCGTAAAGACAGCTGCCAACAAAACAAGTGGGTACGGTCTGCCCATATTACAGCTGAGGCAATACCTTATTACCATGCTTTTCGCACGTGGGCTGGCATCGCCAGTCTGCCCTCGCAACTAACCGTTGTCGAGGGGAATAAGGTGACCACTGTTCCGAAGTCGTTCAAAACCGATCGATGTATTGCAATCGAACCCGACTGGAATATGTTTCTCCAGAAGGGCGTCGGTAAACTTATCCGACGTCGGCTACAACGCTTTGGTATCCTACTCCCAACTGCTCAAGATTATCATAAGCAGTTGGCTCGTTTGGGCTCGTGGACCGGTCATTTAGCAACGCTCGACATGAGTGCTGCGTCTGATTCGATCTCTCTTGCCCTTTGCGAGGCGCTTCTTCCTCCTGACTGGTTCAAGGTCATCAATGACCTTCGATCCCCAGTTGGGAGAATTGGCGACGAAGCCTTCCTTTACGAGAAAGTATCCTCGATGGGAAATGGCTACACGTTTGAGCTTGAGACATTGTTGTTCTATGTCTTGACTTTGGCGTGTTGTAGGAAGGAAGTACACGGTAACGTTTCATGCTACGGTGACGATGTAATCTGTCCAACCGAGCATGCACCCGCAGTAGTGAACGCTCTAAACGAGGCTGGTTTCACGACCAACAGCGATAAGAGCTTCATCGAAGGACCCTTCCGAGAGTCCTGCGGTGGTCACTACTGGAGAGGGGTGGACGTATCACCCTTCTACGTCCGCGCGACGCCCAAGAGCATTGGCGACCTGATTGTTCTAGGTAACCATATGCAACACTGGAACTCGCGTTTTCCATCGTCCGGTATCAACTGGAAACGACCCTTCGGGCTCGTGCGCAAGCACGTGCCTAAGGCCCTTCGGGGCCCATGGGGAGTCGATGGATGTTTGTGGTCAAACTGGGATGAATCCCAGCCGCGCTGGCACACTGGTTATCAGTGCTATCAGCAGCTCGTTATACAACGCGAGCACCGGTACGCCGACCTTAGTGATAAGGAAGGCGCGTTTCTCCATAAGCTGTGGACAGAGGATGACGAACTAGAGGCCTCAGTTCTCGCAAAAGCAAAATCAAGCGAGAAAGTTGTACGAGTCTCCCTAGACCGTGAGCAGTGGGTAATGCTTCCGGCGCGAATTTCTTAGCCGTCAGCCGAATTGGGGAAGATTCCTTTCCCCGGACAGCCAGGGTTCTCCT